TCAGGTAATGAGGTGCCTATGGGTGCCACACCAGAAGAGGTACGTGACGATATCCCTGCACAGTTAAGTGAAGGTGAATATGTTGTTCCTGCAGATGTTGTACGTTTCTATGGTGTAAAATTCTTTGAAGACTTACGTACTGAAGCTAAACGTGGTTACGCAGAGATGGATCAGAATGGTCGTATCGGTGGTGAACCAGTAGGGCCAGAAGGTATGGAGATGATCGAACCAGAGGATGACCTACCGTTTGACATCTCAGAACTACAGATGATTGACGATGAAGAGATGCCAGTAGGTGCAGCAGAGGGTGGTTACTTTGAACGTGCCATCAATCGTGAAGAGCCAATCAACCGTTTTGAGTCACTACTACAGTTTCTGTTTAAAGATAAAGACGAATACGGCGAAACACCTATTGACCGTTACAAAGAGCAGATGGGTGATGATGACACGGGCTTCTTTGAGAGCTTCATGGGTAACCCTATTGAGCGTGGTGAACGTAAGTATGGCAAGAAAGGTTACGCAGAAGGTGGCGACACAGCCCCTTTGGTAACAAACCCCTTTAGTCCTACAGGTTCTACTGGGGGCTTTGAGATCAGAGAATACGTGAATGACGCTGGTGAGGTTATGTACATTCAGTTTATGAATGGTCAACCTATGACGTTTATTCCACAAGGGTTTAGACCTAAAGCAAGCGCGTCAGAGCAAGCAGCTACAGGTGCAGGGGTAGCAGCTACAGCGGCTCCAGCTACAGCAGGTATAGCAACAACAGGATCAGACTACAATGATCGTCTGGATTCTATAAAAGTACCAGAACCAAAAGGTAAGACAGCTAGAGAGAGCTGGACAGATGCTTCATTAGAAGACATCACTAAAAATGCTGCTAACTTAGGTTATGGCAACTCTATTATATCTACAGGATTAGGTGCTATTAGTGGGCCACTAGGTGTTGCTGCGGGTGTTGGTATGGGTTCTGCATCACGTTCCAAAGCTTATGATATGTTAGACGGTATTGCATACCAGATAGAAACATTAAAGAAAAACCCTGAAGCAAATGCTTCTAAAATATCTGAGCTAGTAAAACAACAGGATGTTATACAAAAGTACCTAGAACCATCAAGTAAGAGTGCAAGTCCAGCTACGTCTTTACTAAAAAATAGTGGTATCTTTGGTAAGCAAACTAGTATGTATGAAAACTTGAGTGACTTTGGTGGTGACGCTGGTAATCCTGATGGACGTGTGACTTTTGCTGATACATGGCTTGGTGACCTACTAGGCTTTGATGGTAAAGCTGGTATTCAAGCTACGGATGAAAAAGGTGAGTTATTAACTCTAGGGAGATCACTAGCTGGTGATAGACGACAAGGTTCTGAAGAATATGAAGGTAGTGTAGAAGCTGCGAAAAAACGTAAGCTTGCAGAACAAGAAGCAGCTAAAGCTAAAGAAAAAGAGTCATCAGGAAACGCTGCACTAGATGCTGTAATGGCTAAAGGTATTGGCGCGAGTGATGCGGAACAGGATAGATTAAACCGTATTGCAGCAAATGCTAGAAGAGTAGCAAATAAAGATGTAGTTAAAGCTTATCGTAAAGCAGGTTCACCTCTGCCACCAGAAATGCAAAAAGCCGTGGACGAAGCAAATGCTGCTGGTTTAGGCTGGATGTATACATAATAAAAGAATAGTGATTGGTCCCGATCCTATAATAATATAAGGCTACCCGGTCTACTTGACTGGCCCCACATAAAGGAGTATAAAAATGTCGGAAGCCCAACCAGTTGATATCAAAACAGAGATCATCAACGCAGCACCTCATAAGCGTAACCAAGCACGTATTGACGCAGATGAGGCAGAACTAGAAGCACTCAAAAAGCGTATGCGCGGTGAAGTCGATGAAACAGAAGAAGAAACCGACGATAGTGAACCCGATAGCCAAAGAGCTACGGACACCCAAGTACAAAATGAGAGTGTACCAGAACAAGAAACTAAAGCAGAGCCAGAGGGTGAAGCACAAGAAGAAGATTCTGGACTAAGCGCAGAAGAAAAGACTTTCAAGCAGCGTTACGGTGATCTACGCCGCCACATGCAAGAGAAAGAAAAAGAGACTGCAGCTAAACTTGAGAAGCTACAGCAGCAGCTAGAAGCCTCTACAAAGAACGAGCTTGTACTACCAAAGTCTGAAGAAGAGATTGATGCGTGGGCAAAGCAGTATCCTGATGTAGCAGGTATCATTGAAGCTATTGCTGATAAGAAAGCTACAGAACGTGCATCTGAACTAGATGGTCGCTTAAAAGAGATCGAAGAGATGCGCACTACTGCACGTAAGGAAAAAGCTGAAGCAGAATTGTATAGCTTACATCCTGACTTTGCAGAGATTCGTGCAGATGATGCATTTCATGATTGGGCTAAAGAACAGCCTAAAGTCGTACAAGACGCACTATATGATAATGTAGATGACGTTAAATCTGTAGCACGTGTACTTGACCTTTACAAAACAGATAAAGGTATCAAGACAAAGCGTGTAGCTACAGAGGACAAGAGCGCAGCTTCGTCTGTTAAAGCACGTAAAGCTGCACCTATTGATCCAGATGACTCTTCACGTTACTTGCGAGAATCACAGGTAGCAAAGATGTCTATTAAAGAATATGAGAAACGCGCTGAAGAAATCATGGAAGCGCAACGCTCTGGCAAGTTTATTTATGATATGTCAAAAAGATAGTTGACAAAGCTTACATCATAAGTAAAACTATAGCATATACACAACACAAAGTGTGTATGCTTTTCACAAAAGCACTAGCCACAACAAAGAACTACCTCAACATATAGGCCCAGCGCAGATAGGGCGGCCACCCTTGAAGCATAGCTGACTACCCTAACATGAAGAGCCTCTTTAGTGGATATCGTGTTAATCGTAAACGCCATATCTATAAGGAGAATTAACTATGGCTATTACTTCCGCATCAGGAGGTTTCGACGGTAACTGGAGTCCAGTAATCTATTCGAAACAGGCACAGATTGCTCTACGTAAATCTGCTGTCACAAACGCAATCACAAACAACTCTTACTTTGGTGAGATCGCAAACCAAGGTGACGTTGTTCGTATTCAAAAAGAACCAGACGTAACTGTTAACGCTCTACAGCGTCACACAGCTATCTCTGTTGAGAAGTTGAACGATGAAGACTTCTCTCTAACAATCGACAAAGCTAACTACTTCGCATTCAAAATGGATGACATCGAAGATCAGTTTGCAAACGTTGATTACGTTAGCCTAGCTGCTGATCGTGCAGCATATAAAATGGCTGACGCGATGGACGCAGACGTATTGTCTTACTTGTCTGGTCACACAACAGCAGGTGTTAAAATCTCATCAACATCTGGTGACGCACAGCATGACACAGCGGCTAACCTAACAGGTGAATTCCTGTCAGCTAACCACCTAGACATGTCTGACATTGGTCACATCACAACTACAGCATCAGCTTCTACAACTGGTGACTCTATCCCACTAGCATCACGTCTACCGGGTGCTACATCCTTGTCAACTACAACGACTTCACCTTTGACTGTTGTTGCACGTATGGCACGTACTATGGACGTTGCAAACGTTGACTCACGTGGTCGTTGGCTTGTTGTTGATCCAGTCTTTATGGAAATCCTAAAAGACGAAGACAGCCGCGTATTGCAAGCTGACTGGGGTGGGACTGGCCTAATGAATGGCTTGGTATTGAACAACCTACACGGCTTCCGTGTTTATGTTTCAAACAACCTACCAGCTAAAGGTACAGGTGCAGGTACTTCAGGTACAACAGCGCAGGATGACAACTACGGTGTTATCGTAGCAGGTCAGGACGAAGCAGTAGCTTCAGCGGAGCAAATCAACAAAGTTGAGAACTACCGTGACCCTGATTCATTTGCTGACATCGTTCGTGGTATGCACCTTTATGGTCGCAAAATTCTACGCCCAGAAGCACTAGTAACAGCACGTTACAACGCTGCTTAATTAGCATAAGCTTTGGGGCTGGTCAAGTACTGGCCCCTTTGTGCTTTTAACTCATAAGGACATTTCCAAATGGCAATCACTACGGCAATGTGTAACAGCTTCAAGCAAGAGCTTCTTGGAGGTGTTCACGATTTAGATACGGACTCTTTGAAAATCGCACTTATCAAAGATACTCCGTCAGGCACTTATGGTGCTGCTACAACAAACTACTCTGACGTTACAGATAACTCCGACGAAGCGTCAGGTACAAACTACACAGCAGGTGGACAGGTTCTAGACGGTGCAACTATTACACTATCTAGCGGTACAGCTTTTGTTGACTTTACCGACGAAGTATTTACTAACCTAACTATCTCAGCAGATGGTGCTATCATTTATAACTCATCACAGGGTAACAAAGCTATCGCAGTATTTGACTTCGGTGGTACAGTTACAGCTACCTCTGGTGACTTTACGGTTGTATTCCCAACTGCAGATAGTTCTAACGCTGTTATCCGCATCAGCTAATAAGGTATTCGCACAATGGCATTAGTTATTAAAGATCGTGTTAAAGAAGGTACTACTACCACAGGCACAGGCGCAGTAAGCCTAGCTGGTGCTGGTGCTACATTCGCTCCGTTTAACTCACACATGACAAACGGAGACACAACATACTATGCCATTGTGCATACCTCTTCTGGTACAGATGAATGGGAAGTCGGTATTGGTACGTGGAACACGGGTAACACTCTATCACGTACTACTATCATCGACGGTTCTAATGGTACTTCTGCTGTAAACTTCAGCGGTGGTACTAAAAACGTATTCATGGTTACCCCTGCAGACAAGACTGTTCTTAAAGACGCAAGCGGTAATCTAATCTCTGTTAATCTATCTAACTTTGACACAGATGATCTAGCAGAAGGTTCAACTAACTTATATTTCACTACAGCACGTATTGACGCACACCTATCAGGCGGCACAGGCGTAACATACTCTTCTGGCGCAATCTCTATTGGTCAGGCTGTAGGTACATCTGATAACGTAACATTCAACAACATTACATCAACAGGTACAGTAACTCTAGCAGGTGATCCGACTTCGGCATTACAAGCTGCGACAAAAGAGTACGTGGATACGATTGCTGCTGCAGGTATTCACTACCATACTCCTGTACGTGTTGAATCACCTAGCGCACTAAACGCTACATATGACAACGGTTCTTCAGGTGTAGGTGCTACTCTTACTAACGCAGGTACACAGGCAGCTATCACTATTGACGGTGTGGCACTAAGTTTAAATGACCGTGTATTGGTGTATAACCAAACTAACGCAGCACACAACGGTGTATATACAGTTACTACTGTAGGTGATGGTTCCACTAACTGGGTACTTACACGTGCCACAGACGCAGACAGCTATGGTGCCTCAGACCCTAATGCTATGGGTGAAGGTGATGCATACTTCGTCAAAGAAGGTGACACAGGGGCTGGTGAACTATATGTGATGAACACTAGCGGTACTATCACGTTTGGTACTACTAACATCACATTCACAGTTATTGCTGAGACAGCCGTATACAGCGCAGGAGATAGCCTAACACTTACAGGTACT